TTTAACCGGCCCAGGAAGATTACTAAACCATTGCGCCAATTCTCCTAATATTTGAATAACTGGAAGCAAAGCAGTTAAAATATCTGTTCCGATTGGTAAAAGAGCCGCTTGCATTTCATTTAATGCGCCCTGCCACTCTTGTGATGACGTTTTTTGCGTAGCTTGTTCAAGTTTGCCATTAACATTGTCAAATTCTTTTCCAATATTAAATAATGAACCACCAGCTTTTGTTCCTAAATCTTCAAACTGAGAAGATAAAGCAGAAAGGGCTTTTTGTTTGTCTTCTGGACTCATTTTATTCAAATCTTTTTGAATTGATTGAGCTACGTCTGCGACAGTTGCTTTTCCTTCTTTCCATTGCTTAAATGAATTTTGAGTAGCCTCGCTAAATGTTCCCATATTAGCTTCAAATGAACCATCACCTAAGCGAATTTGTAATTCTTTAACAGCATCCGCAACTTTATCAGTGTTCATTGCTCCATTACTCAAACCATTTTTCATGATAGAAAGCATATCTTGAGCGCTAAATCCAGCTTGTTGGAATAATGGAGCATACTCATTAAGAGTATCCATGAAGTCACCGGAAGAATTCAGACCATTCTTATATCCATCCGCAACTAAGTCAAAGGCTTTCTGTGAATCAAGACCAAAAGCATTCATTAATTGAGTAGTACCTGTGACATTTTCTTGAACGTCTGTACCCGTTCTCTGACTTAATGAAATCACTTGAGAAGTAAGTTTAGCTAGACTTGTGTCATCTAAATCTTTAAAACCTTGTTTCATAATAGCAGTTGCTTCAGTTGCTTCATCAATAGAATCAGTAACACCAGATTTAAAAACATCTTGAGCAACGCCTTTTAAATCTTCTAACGCTTGACCACTTAAATTTGTTGTTGCATAGAGTTTTCCGTAACTGGCGTCAGTTTCTAAAGCAAAATCCTTTGCTTTATCTCCAATTTCGACAATCTTGTCACCGATTTGTGAAAGCTGGTCAGCCGCTTCCATGAGCACTCCACCTTTTACAGCTTCGCCCACATCTTCAACTGAACCACCTAATTCATCAAATTTACCACCAAGGCCTTTTGTCGCATTTCCAGCTTCACCACTACTTGACTCTACATCTTTTAAAGATTGCTTATAATGATCTAGTCGTCCTTCAGTTGCAACTATCTCACGTTGAAAAGCTCGATATTGTTCTTCCCCAATATCTCCATTACTAAATTGTCTTTCAACATCCGCTTGTGCGCCTTTGAGCCCATCAAGTTTTTTTGTAGTTAATTCAACTTGTTTAGAAAGTAATTGTTGCTTTTGAGCGACTAATTCAACATTGCTTGGATTCAATTTTAAAAGACGTTCTACATCTCGAAGCTCGCTATTGACCGAATTAGATTGTTTTCCAATATCTTTCAATCCATTAGTAACACCAGTTGTATCAGCACCAATTGCAATAGTAATCCCGCTTATTTTTTTAGCCATTTTTTACTCCTTTCTAGAACGAGTCGAAATCATCTTGTGTTGCCTTACGTTTATTCTCTTTATCAGGGTTATTGAAATCTACCCATTCTTGAATAAAGTCTAGACAATCCCCAATATCCATTACTTGCATATCTTCACTTGATAAGCCAACTTGCTTACAAAGCAAAAGGAACGACTCGACAGTGAATACTTCATCACTGGCTGTCGCTCCTGAATCTACTTTTTTTTAGATTTGATGGAATGTGCAATCAAATCTTGTAATTCACTAGCAAAGTCTTCAATTGGCAAACTTTCCAAACTATCCAACCAATCCAAAGGGGCTGGAATTGAATGGTCCGCTGTTTTAGCATAAATCCACACAAAATTATAAAGAAGCGTCAAGTCAAGCATTGACAACTGTTCCCAAGAAACATTATCAAAATTAAACTTTTCCTCTGTTCCTGTTTCCAAAGCTTTTGCAAGTTTCATCAAGTCCGCAAAATAATCGGTATGAAACTGCATTTTATAACGCAATGGAGTAGCTGCATTTGAAGCTAAACGAATCTTAATCTCTCCAATTTCAATTGTTTTTTCCATTTTGTCTCCCTAAGGTTGTGCAGTCGTTGTTGAATTTTTATCATAAACGGCATTGAACCATGCATCATAAACTGTAGGCTCTGTATCTGGACGAGTTTTTGTTTTAACTGCTTTATCAGATGGACGAGGGCTTGCTGAAAATGAAAGCTCTGTTGTATTTGGATCACCTTTATCAATTGTTGACGAACCAACACTAGGGCGACTTGCTGAACAATTATATAGAACATGACGAGTAGCTTTTTTATCCCCTTCAAATTGGAACATTAAAGCAAAAGGTGAAGTTTCTGCATTAGAATACTCTGTTTGAACTCCACCTTCAACAACTTCTCCTAAAATTTGGGTCGCAAATTCTTCAGGAACAAGGGCTGTCGTGAGTTTCCCATCATATCCTTGGTTATTCCCACTGATATAATAATCAATATTATCAGCTTTAAATTTAATCAAATCACCACTAGCTTCTAAAGAAAGCTCAACCGCTCCTGGCCATCTAATTGGTTTTTCATAAGTGGTTGCTCCACTTAGTAAATCTGTTGTTGCTCTTGCAAAATAGACATTTTCAAGACCAAATTCAACTTTATTTTTTTCTTGTTGTCCTGGCATTTTTAATCCTCCGTTAATTAAATATTAATTTCATAAGCTCGAAGATACATATTTTCACTGTCAAGATAGCTTTCGTATATCTCATAAACGATTTTATTGTCGTCCAAGAGTTTCTCAAGCTTTTGCTCTTCTCGCTCATTCTTCAAGTTTGAATATAACTCAACCGTTATATCCTTATTTTTAGCATAAATTTGGTTATCAGCCTTAAATCCAATTTCTTCATCAACATAGTAAAGGATATAAGGCAAAGGTGGAGCTTGTCCAACTGCCCATAGTCTGTAGCCAACTTTGAGACCCGTTTGTTCAAGAATTACTTTTAACTCTTCTAGCGTCATTGACTCAACCTCTTTTCTACCCTGCTAATATAATTAGCCACAAGTTCTTCTTCAACTGGGGCAATATGGACTTTCGGTGCTACTCGTCCACCATTTCTTTTTGCATGACCTTTTTCCAAGACGTGCGTTAAACGAGAGGTAGGACTTTTTTGGTAAATTACTTGGTCTCCATTTTTTAATTTTTGAGAAGTCCAATTTTTTGCATAATCTCCTGTTCGCTTGGGGCTGCTTCCCCTAAGTTGTTTGACACCATTTTTAGTTATATCCTTTTTGATATCATCGATATCATCAACAACATCCTTAGTCCAATTTCTAACTTCACTTTCAATGGTTTTAGCTAAATCATCTATTGAAATTTTATTGGCCATTAGAATCACCAACTTTCAAACGGCAAACCAATTCGAGTTCTTCATTACTTGTCTTATAATGTCGAACAACTGTTAATAGTAAGCCCTGATATAATAATGTTTGCTCATTATTATATTCAAAAGGGTGAATAACTAGAGTATGCGTGACCTCTATTCCTGATTGACCGGCTTGATAAAATTCAGCTCGATTCATTGGTTTTTCATAACCAAGAACGATATTTTTTTTAGTTTTAGGGATTTGTTGCCCTAAACTATCCTCATCATATCCATCAGGAGTCAACAAAGTTATCTCTTCATCCCACATCATTTTTACCTCGATATTTAATGATTAAATTCCGTAAACGATATTCAAGATTTCTAGGCATTGTTTCCCCGCCTTGGTATTTATACCTAAAAGCAACCAAGTCTACGACGAACATAAAGTGCTCATCGTTAGACTCGTCTAGCTCAATACCAATCGTGTTTTCTAATTCGGATATAACTCCTTTGATAATTACTTCTAGCAATTCATCTCGAACTGTTGACTTATATCCCAAGACCGATTTTACAAGAGGCAATATTTTTTTTTCATCCATATTTTTCCTCTCCTAATTGTGTTTTTATACTCCGCTAGGTTTTTCAGTATCCTCAGGAGTGAAAGTAACAAAAAATCCAGCATCTGTATCTGTTGCTTTCACATCGTAACGAATAACTCCAGCTAGTAATTGACCATAAATGTCATTATCTACCCATTTAACGGAAACTTGTTTGCGATCAAAGAACGAAGCGAAAGCTTTCGCATCTCCAATGAAGCCAACAATATCGCCAGCCTTTTTACCGATAACATCATCATCAAGGACTACAACTTCTCGGCCAAGAAGTTGTTTCCCGCTTGCTGAAGTAATTGAATCTTGAAGCAAATAGCGTCCATTTTTGTCCTTCAATTTATCAAGTTCAGCATACATAGAAGCTGAAATAATGTATTTAACATCATAAACTTTCTTGATTGATTTATTGACCAAGTCTTTTAACCCATCAACTCCTGTTACAGCTTTAGCTGGTGCAGTTTGCAAAATAGCAGCAATATCAGCATTTTTTGTGTTCAACGATTGGTCTTGAATTTCATCTGCAATCAAGCCAGTCACGTCATAATTAGCATCATCAATCACTTCTTGAGATAGAGGAATGTAACCACGGCGAGTCGCTACAGAGTAATCCACTTCTTTCATTGTTGGGTTAGCTAATTTAGGATTTTTTTCCAACTCTTTAACTGTCACCATCTTTGTTCCAGATTTTGAGATAACAGGAAATTTACCACTCCCAGAGTTTACTGGTACAACACGAACATATTTAGTCAAGTCGATTACATCTTCTGGTTCAAGTTGTGGTTGCAAGAGTTCTTCTGGAATCAATGCTCCACCTTCAACAGAAGTAAAACCATCACGTTTTTCAGCACCTTTAGATTTTACAAATGCATTAATTGCTGAACGTTTTTCAGCTAATTCTTCTTCAGTCACTTTAAATTTTTTCATTTTTCGTTCTTCTCCATCTTTAGGTTT